TCATCCATGAAGTTGCCGACATCTTCTGAAAGAGACAAAATAGAAATATTTTTATCTTCTATATTTTTCTTTCCTCTGTTCTCAAGTTCTTCAATAAAGTTCTGTTGCATCTCAACCTTTTCATTGAGAGATTCTTTCTTCAACTCCAAAACTTTAATGTCTTCTTTTACAGAGCGTATTTTCTCTTTGATGACAGAGTTCATCGTAGAAAAAATACGAATATCAAGAAGGTCCTCAATAACTTCTCTACGATTAGCCGCAGAGAGTTGCATGAATGGAACAAAAGTACTGCTGCCCAAAATTACAATTTGAGTAAAAGACTTATAGTTCATCTTAATAACGTTTTGCTCCAACCACTTTTGTTGGTCCAAAGCAGCTGCTGCTTGATCAAGAAGAGAATCATCTCTCCAGATTTCAAAAATTGCTGGTTTAATACCTCTTACAATTTTCCATTCTATTCCAGAAACAGAAAATTCAACTTCAACTCTACAGTCTTTTTCATTAACAGAGTTGACAAGTTGAGGTTTGTTAATTTTGCGAAATGGTTTTCCAAACAGAGAAAAAGTAAGAGCATCCAAAACTGTACTCTTACCAGCACCATTTGTACCAATAATCAGATTTGTAGAGTTTTCTGTAAAATCAATCTCTGTAAACTGGTTGCCAGTAGAAAGAAAATTACGCCACCTAATTTTTTTAAATAAAATCATGTTCAGTGCTTGGAGGAATTACAAAATCATTCTTGGTAATAATAGTATACTTATAATCATTCATTTCGCATGTTTTAATCATTACATCATTTTCTATTTCAATAACATGCATTTCTGGACTTCCATCTTCTTCTAACATCATAGCAAATCTAATGGCATCATCTTCTTCTTCGAATAGATAAAGAATTTGTTCTCCATCTTCATCCATTACAGAATATGCACCTTCAGTTTCTTTACCATTAACTGTTAGAATAAACATACTAGATTAGTTCACATGCCTCCTGATAAACCTCATTTATTACTTTTTGAATAAGCGATTTATCTAGATCGATTTCTGCCTCCTGAATATATCTATTCAAAATAGAAAGTGTATTTTCAGATTCAAATGCTTCAAACTCTTCATTCTCTTGTAGTTGGAAGTTTTCAACAATCTTTAAGTCTGCAATTCCAGAAGAATAAAGTTTATCAATAAATTGTTCAAACTTTTTTGAATCTGATTTTTTACGAACAATAACCTTTACAATCTTGTTGGTATATTCGCTAACATCTAACATTTGATGTGGAGTATCATCATAATAAATGTTATAGAACATTCTATATGGATTATTGATATGAGTATACTCTAGGGTTTCTGTATCAAAAATAGTAAACCCTCTTGGATCGTTTACATCATTCCAATAAATCTCATATGGATTTCCTAGGTATGAGATTCTTCCGTCAGACGATCGAGTGTGATAGTGTCCCGAGAAGACATGACTGAACTTCTCAAATAGTTTGCTCTCCAAACCGTGCTCCATGACGATTTGTCGATTAACTCTAAATCCTTGGAGCTCCAGGTGCCCCATCGCACACCTGCAAGAAGTCTTTTTGATAATGTTAAGAGATAGTTTTTCATTTTCTTGATTAATCCATGGTATGAATAGTGTGTCTAGATTACCCAACTTTACTTCAGTTGGTTTTGAATATACGATTACATTTTTATATTCACGAAGAAGTAAATCAACAGCATTTACCTCATTAGTGTTTTTATAGTAAGCAGTATGGTTTCCGACAATAGTGTGAACGGTAATCCCCATTTCACAAAGTCGGTCATAGTAATTATTTTTAGCCCAAGACAATGATGAAAAGTCAATTCCCTTTCTACTATCAAAAGTATCTCCCATATCCACAACAGTGGTGATACCTTCTTTTTCTAGAGTAGGGAAAAAGACATCATTATAAAACTTTAGGAAATAGTCATGAAAGAGTTTCGAGTTCTTACGAGCACCAAAATGCTGGTCTGTTATGATTGCGATTTTCATTCAATAACGGAGTTTACTATGCACCGCATCTTTAATGGAATTATAGTCGGAATAGTTGGAACCGTCAAGGGTGTTGCTATCATCAAATACTTCGCTGTATCCAGATTTCTCAATGATTTTATTTTTAATATCTAACTGACGCTTCTCTCTTTGAATACGACGGAGGAATGCGTAGTGAATGATTTGAGTGAAGTATGCGAAAGGGTTTTGTGATTTCTCTGGGTCAAAGTTGTGAATGTATTGAACGCAGTTTTCAATACCATCAGAAATCATATCCTCCTTAAACATATAGTTCACGAAGTTTGGTTTAAAGGAAAGGTGATTAGCAATCTTTAGGAAACACTCTCCAATGTAGCGAGGGATAGGAGGTTTTGTGTCCCAGGACTTTCCTCTTTCTGATTTATCTAGATCTCGAAGATCTTTATTGAACTTTTTCTTGTATGAGACTTCTACGTTTTCACGGTACTGAACGAGAGCAGCGAGAAACTCTTTGTTATTAACGTAGTGCTCTGACCTCTTTCTCTTGGTCATACCTGAAGTTATCATTAGTTTATCTCATAATATGTATGAATTCTACCACAAAGTATAATGCTTGACAAGTTCCGGAAATCAAGTAGAATACCTTTGTTAGGGTTGATAAGAATGGCTTTAGCTTTTATTAAATATCTTCTCTAAGACCTCTTTTGCTTCATTTACGTTAGCAACGTATCCCATTTTACGATCTATTTTAGTTTCGTTCTTTTCAGTCTTAGAGGATTTTCTTAAGTAATCTTGATAAAGTAATATCATTTCAATATCAGAAGACTCAGATAAAGTTAATACGTCTTCTAGATTAATAATAAACATATCTTCTGTGGTTGTTTTTAACCAAGGTTCTACTTTATATCCAACCACTGTTGCTTTCATTCTTATTTCGGAAACAATAACTGGATTAGAAACAATCAACATTGTTCTATCGTCTTCTTCTGATGCTGCTACTTTAGCAAAAACTTCTTCACCTGTTTTTAATTTAAGTGTTGCGTAGAAATCGTCTTCTATCATTTGTTCTTTAGTTGTATTGTGATTATCTCATAGTTGAAACTTTCTTCATTATAAATTTTAATTCTTTCGATAAAATGATTTAGTGTATAGTTTCTTCTTGAGTTTGATGTACAATCATCCGCTATATCATACAGAGTTGCTTTTACTTTGTCTTTTCCTTTTCTAAGAACTCGTCCAATACTTTGAAGATTACGGACTCTTGATTTACTTGGAGAGGCAAAGATAACGTTATGGAGGTTTTTAATATTAATACCTGTAGAAAAAGTTCCATAAGAGGCAACAATGATTGCGTTGTTCTCTCTTTCCGTTATCTCCCTAACTAACTCTCTTTCTTCTGCATCTACACCGCCATGTACAAAAAATACTTTACGGTCATCTCGCTTGTTATTATTTATCTGATCATAGAGAACCTGTCCGTGTGCTTCAACTCTTGCAAAAAGAACAAGAGTGTTACCTTTAAGATCTAAAGTTAAGTTTGTAATGAATTTATTTCTTTGTTCGTGAGAGATTAAATATTGTATCTCATCTTCATAAGTTTCAAACTTCTGGGGTTGATGTTTGAGTACAAGACATTGGATATCAAGTTGAGAAAGATGTCCCTGTCTCATCAACTCTTCTGTTCTAATAATTTTATAAGATGGACCAAACAAACCTTCTAAAACCCACTTGTGTGTTTGTGTGCCATCTAATGTTCCAGTGAAACCAAATCTGTACTTAGCATGATGAAGCTTAGTCATGATTTGTATAAGTGACTTACTCTTGAAAAGGTGTGCTTCATCACCTATAATACAACCATAATCCTCAAAGAAAGAACGCTCTAGTTTATACACTGATTGCCAAGTAGTAATCGTTACCGGAGCATCATTACTTTTCTCTCTACCAGAATAGATACGGTGGCAATATGAGTCAGCATCCCAACCATAATCAAGGAAATCCTTGTACATCTGCTCTACAAGAGATGTCGTCGGAACAACTAAAAGAATTTTTTCGCCTTTATCCACATAGTATCTTACGAGGGAATAAATCATCAGTGATTTGCCGCTCGCAGTGGGGCTTATCAATAGTTTTCTATTATGCTTTAGGGCACCATATACTCCCTCAATCTGGTATTTCCTGGGAGTATGAGCACAAATGGAATGCATATAATCCTTG